CGGCATCAGCGGCAGCCAGAACGCCATCAAACAGGCTGAAGGTGGCGTCTTTCAAGCGGTTGGTGGCAGAGCCAGAACCGTTGTTGAGATAGTCGGCTTCAGTGATGGACGGGCCAAGCAGGTTGGAACCCCAGACCATTTTTTCCATGTCGTTGCTGATGACTTTGGCCATGCTGGCAGCGATCATATCGGCTTTCTGCTCGATGGGATCGCGAGTGGGGGCCAGACGACGCAGGTAGCTGTGATGCAGCGGCAGCACGGCTTTGACGTCTTTCGGATCGAACTGCACTTTGTTGGTCGCAGGGCGACGGCCAGCGGAAACAGAGCCAGTGTCCTGCTCGAGGTAACGGCCGGTCAGTTCCAGGGTGTCGTAATCCAGACGGTCATACAGGGGGACAAAGGTGGCGTGATCGCGCAGGCTGCTGGCTTCGATGGTCAGATCAGCCAGTTCTTGACGCTGCTCAGGGTTGAGGCTGGCAACAACGTCAGAAGCGACGAGGGATTTGTTCTGAAGCTGTGTTTCAAGCTCCATGAGGCGTTTTTCAATAGACATGTTTTCCATAAAATAATCCTTCCTTAATAGGCTGATTTTGCGATTTGCTCGAACACGGAACCAGACCAGACGCTCTTGCGCTGTGACTGGGGGGCAGGGGAAACGCCGCGCTCGGCATGACCGGCAGGGCGGGTGTTTAACATTTTCTCAAGCATTTTGGCCTGTTCGGCCTGTGCTTTGCCGATCTGAAGCATGAGAGATTTAAGCTCGTCCACTTCTTCAGATTTCTTGGGTTTGCAGGCCATATCTTCTTCGGGAGTAGGCTCAGGCATTTCTGCGGGCATTTCCTCCGGCATTTCTGGTTCCATTTCTTCAGCTTCAAGCAGAGCCAGACGCTCAAGAATCGGGGCCAGTGCGTCAGCGATTTTAATATCAACCATATCGCTGAGCATCTGCATGTCTTCCGGCAGGATCTCTTTAGCCACTTCTGCGGCCACGTTGGTTTCGGACATATCTTCACCTTTCTGATTGGCCGCAGGGGCCAGAAATTGTTTAATCATGGTTAAAACGTCAGAAGCCAGTGCTTTACGAAATGACTGAAAAAAGCTTTCTTCTTCAGGCAATTCAACACCGGCGGCTTTCAGTTCTTGCTTTTGACTTTCTGTCAGGGATTTTCTGAGCAGAAATTTACGACCGTTGGCGGGCCAGTCTACCAGTGAAACTTCTTCTACTTTGTAGTCTGCCAGCTCTCCGGGGATTGGTTCAATAGCCATCGTGTGACTCCTCCATCGTGCTTCTCCAGACCGTACCCATTCCACCGGGGGACAGCCCATTGATCTCGTAGTTCTTCAGCATTTGTATACCGCGCTCTGACACAGCCTGATACGCTTGCAGCCATGTTCCGGGTTTGACTTCGTACCCGCCGATCACGGGACAGCCGTATTCTATCCAGTTCCAGACACAAACGAAGTCAGGGTGCTGAACGCCCTGCTGTTCCGCCCATTCGGCATGCTGAATCCCGACGCGCTGAAAATAGGTTGACCAGTGCAGGCAGGCTTTCATGATTTCTTCTTTGCTCATCCATTGGTCATGCAGGTCACGCTTTTCGGGACAACCTGGTTCAAGTACGATCCCAATCACGAAGCCCTGAAAATCAGCGGCGGCCTTATCGATCTGAATCGGTTGAAACGCTGCTTTTTCAACGCCTTTCACTTCAGGCATTTTGATTTCAGCCAGATTGCGTTGAACGAATCCGGCCATGTAAGCTTTCAGGTCTGTGATCTCAGGCAGGCTGGGTAGTTCACCATTACGCAGGCTTTCAACAGTATGCGCGTCTATTTCTGACAGTAAACTTTTTACGGTCATGCTTTCGATTTTTTCGTTTATCAAGTTCTTCATATAAGCCTCACCACGGGAGCCGATGACTCCCCATTTTATCTGAGCGACCACGCCAGCAAGGCGAAAGTCCTCAAAGTGCCGTGCCGCCCACGCTTCACGCTCACGAATCCACGCCAGTACTGCTTCTGTTTCTGAGCCTTCGCGCGCACGGCCCCACAGTAAAAACGCTGTGTTGCCACGGATATTACCGCCTGCGCGCCATATCTCAGGATGCTCTGATTTTAGCCTCTCAGCCCAAGCCCTGTCAAATTGTGGATATTGACTATTTCGCAATGAAATTTTTAAATCATCGCCTTTTGTTGGAAAGTCTGTAGGCATAATAATCGTTTACAGATCAATTATTCCCACAAAATCAACAGACTTGCCGATTTTCTGAGAAATTTGATCTTTTAGTGATTGCGTAATGGCGCTGTCAGCAGGAAACGGTTCAACTCCCAGCCCGGTCAGAGCTGGTGGCAGGTTGGCAGCGTCGTTTTCAAAGGCTTCATATTCTCCCGGAAGCACGGAATCAAGGATAGACCGGCGCTCATTCAGGCTCAGATCGTCTTTTGCCACAGTCAACAGCTTCACAGCGGCGTCTGTGCGGTCCACGCTGAAATTATTGAAGGCAAACTTCCAGTATTTCACCCCACGGTCATCAACGGGGCGACGGCTGAACAGGCAGATCTCAGGAAACAGAGTGTTATTAATCACATCCTCAACAGCCTGACGCTCAGGCTGTAATACGGTCTGCTCTGCAATGCTGATCGCCTCTTCAGCGGTGGCACGATTCAGGGTGGAATCTACTTTTCCGATCAGGATTTGCGGCAGTCTGAACAGGCTGGTGATACTCTTGTCGAGCCATTCCAGGTATTTGATAAACATGCCCTCAGTGGTCATGATCTTTGACAGGTCTTCAATCTTAACCTTGGGGCTAACGACTTCTTTGGCCGTTCCTGAACCGGCGACCATGGCTTCAACCTGAATAATCACAGCCTTTGAGCGCGAACCCTGTCCTTTTAACTGTTTCAACTGGTCGCGGATCTGCTGAGCCAGCTTGGGGTTGTCCGCGCCTTCGATGATGATGGCCAGCGGTGGCGTTCCGCCGTTGTCGAGCACATCAAGATTGCAGATGCGGATCGCACGGCTGGCCAGCACGTCAGGCAAACCCGGCAACCATTCGGGCATCGGGAACTCGTCACCAGTTGTCACAATGGGCATCCACAGGATTTCTGTAGCAGGCTTGAAGTCTGCGGGCAGCGTGGCGTCAGCAGGGAATATCTCCCCGGTCACACGGCTAACCTGTCTCAGATCGCCGAACTCTTTGAAGTAGATTTTCTTGCGGGCAGAGGTTGCGCCCAGTCTGCGGGGGATGATCTCTTGAACGAATCTGCGGAATCGGCGCGGCTCTGTTTGAATATAGGTTGTGTTGCCTACCCGGATATTGCGCTCGTATTCGATAATCTCCTCATCGTAAACGCAGGGCCGCAAGGTCTTGGTGTCCTCGATGGGGTTCACGCCCACCACTTGGCCCACGGCGTTGCGCAGGATCTCCAGCGCTCCGAACCCGTAGCGGCGGCGGGATTCAAACACCAGGCTCATCACGTCAGAAGCGGATCGCGTCGGGCAGATATAACGCAGAAAGGCGTCAAGCTCGTCCTTCTCCTGTTTGATGGCCTGAATCATATTTGCGTCTTTAACAGGGTCAAGCTTGGAACTGTCCACCAGGGGAACAAGCTTGAAGCCGTTGCCAGCGGTGGCGGCGACGTGGCCCTTGATGGTGCGGGAAAGCTCCGGGCATTCATCGATCACAAGCTCAAGTGCTGTCAGGGGATAGCGGGGCTTGATGGCCAGCGGCATTTCACTAGTGCTGTAATACTCCTGAGATGCCGGGGCTTGTGTGTCTGCAGCCTTTTTGCTGCGCCCGCGCTTGGGGGCTTCAGGCATGTCTTCTTCTGTCAGATGGTTTGACAACAAGTGAAAGTTTCTGCGCTCCAGTGATGACGATAGCTCAAAATCCAGCGCGTTTGCACGTGCTGACGTGATATAAGTTGGCGTATTGTCAGTCATTCAGAAACCTTTTGTTAAAAGCCTTTTTATAGTCAAAGACTTCCGATAATCCTCTAAAAGCAATCGAAAGCGACATGATGCAATCGTCATGACATCCTGCCGGGGCTCCCATCTTGTTTCCTCCGAGATTTTGAAATTCATCAAACTCGTCGATAATCGTTTGAGAGCCTATCCTTAATCCTACCACAGAATCTTGTTTATTCAACGGATCGGTATAAAATTCAACAGCTTCAGAAATAGCACCGCGCATCAGATAAATGGTTGTCGATTTTTCACTAAGTGTTGGCATCCCGTCGTAGGTGTTATGGCCTGCATGAACAAAATCATCCCAATCGGTGCAGAGCGGAACAGTTTCACCCTCTGGATTGGTCACAAGCGTTGTGTCTGAACGGGCCTTTGCAATGGTGGCCCGGCCTATACCGTTGGTCTCGATGAACACCACGCCGGGGTATCGCTTCCACACGTCGTAAGCATGCAGGTGCAGATCAGTACTGCTCACGTAGTTTGAGCGCCATTGATAAATCTGCTCGCGGGTCTCGGCATCGATGACGGTTATCACGCTGTAGTCACCACCAGCTCCATCAGCCACGTCCACGCCGATGCTGTGAATATGCCCGGGGATGGCCTCGCGCTCCTGACAGGTCAACACTTTCAGATCACGCTCAGGGTCAACGAAGATCGCAGACCCGGCGGATTCAAAACAGTCCTCGTCGTTCTCTGGGTATTCCTGCCTGAACGCCTGCGGGCCTTTGGTGGCCAGCGTTGGAGATGCTTTGGTACGCCTGCGCCAGCGGATTTGCTCCATACTTAACTCAAGCGACCACTCTTTGCGCACGTACTCAATCAGTTTCAGTTCTTCAGCGGTCAGGGATTCTTCAACCTTTTTGCGCTGCGCTTCTGATTCTATTTCAACCTGGTATTCGTCATGCAGGAACCACGGCCAGAAGCGTGAAGTCCACCCTGATTCAGGGTCTTTCCCAAGCTTATAGAACCTGTGGAAATACCCGCCCTTGATACGGGGGCTGGACTCTATGAAGATGTTTGTGCTTGGATCATTCAGCGCGGGGTCGATACCCTGAATCAGTTCCTCAGCGTAGGGCCATTCTTCAAGCTCTGATAGCAGGGCGTTGCGCAGCGTGATGGATCGGCCTTTCTTACGGCTGACAGCCTGACTCTGGCCCGGGGTTCGCGCGCTGATCTTGCTGGAGATCACGCTGAACGACAGTTCTTTGGTATTGTCCTTGTCTGGCACAGGCAGCACGATCAGCGGGTCTTGTCTGTTGATGCTGTTGAAATAGTATTTAATGCGCTCATCGAGCATGGTCTTTGATGCGTCGTCGTCCTGACAGAAAAGCCATGTGCGCGTGCTTGGAAAGAACAGCGTATCGTGCAGTAGAATGGCGCAGATCAGAGAGGATAGCCCGAACTGGCGGGCCTTAAGATTTACTTCACGGATGCCCTGAAAGCGGTGGACAGTCTTGCCGCTGTTCAATTTATAGGGCTTCCAGTACTTGCGTTTCAATTCCTCGTAATAGATGCTCTGAATTGAATTGAGTTTGAACGGGACTTCTTTGCCGCTCTTGTCGACAATCTTCAGACAGCGCTCAATCCACAGGCGCGGGTCTGATCTGAACCTGTTGAAAACCTTGATGCGCTTCTCCCTTAGATCGGGGTAAACGTCATTCGGGTCGTTGTTGTTCACTGTCCTCGACCAGATCCGCAAAGTCTGTGCGATCCACAGACACGGTATTGCTTTGTTTTTCCATCCAGTCCAGATGGTTCTTGGCCCAGAGAGTAGCCACGGTGGGCACTTTGTCAATAAAAGCCATCTCGTACAGCTTCTCGCGGGCCGTTACCTTGCCGGTGGTGCGGTACTTCCTGCGAAAGTCCACCCAATCTATTTTCAGGTCTGACTTGCAGCGCTTTTCAAGTGTGCCGCGCTTGACGCCGAATGCCTCAGCGATATCCTCGCTGCGGCACTGGGCCATCAGCATGCGCTTGACGCGATCCCAATCGATGGGAATCTTGACACCATTTTTAGCGCCCTTGCGGCGGCCCGGCTTACCTGTGGAGATTGCTTCTTCAGGATATTCTTTCATTTTTTACTTCCTCGAATGTCTGGCCTGTTGATTCTAGTATAGCCTGTCTCCCGGTGAAGTCTTGCCAGCGGCGGATGATCACGTCGCAGTAATTCTGATCCAGTTCCATCATGCGGCAGTGACGGCCAGTCTTTTCGCAGGCGATCATAGTTGAACCTGAACCGCCGAATAGGTCGAGTACAAGCTGACCTTTATTGCTACTATGAATAATTGCGTGTTCAGGGACAGAAACTGGTTTTTCAGTTGGGTGACCGCTACTCCCGTTTACTTTTGAAATATTCCAAACAGAAAATGCGTGGCCATCATTTGGAAAGTTAAAAATATGTTTTCCTCTTGTGCCATAACAAATTAACTCTCCACTCCATGTCCAATGGCGCTTCATTAATGATGGCATTGGATTTGGTTTACTCCAAACGCACCAATTACTATGATCGCTCCATTCTTTCATCCATTCCCAAATTTTTCCAGCCAAATGATGAGATGTGCACACATATACTGTTACATTGTTTGAAATAGATTCGAATAATCGTTCTTGAACTTTTTCAAAATCAAACCCTTTGTCCCACTCAGAATTCATTAGGTCATTATGAGCCTTTGAAACATTTGCGGCGACACCTTTATTTTCAGACGCAATATTATACGGCGGATCAGTAAACACCATATCAGCCTTCTCGCCATTCATCAGCTTGGACACCTGATCAGCGTCAGTACTATCCCCACACAACAGCCGATGATCCCCAAGCACCCACATGTCTCCTGTCATGCTGACAGGCACAGGTTGAACCTCCGGGGTTTCATCCGCATCGGTCTGGCCAACAACCTGATCCGGCTCCGCATCCCCCCACGGCACATCCAGCCCCCACTCGTTCAGTTCAGTGGAGTCCCAGTCCGCTTTCAGCTTGTCAAAGTCCCAATCACCGTTAGACACATTGTCGCGGATCATGATCTCGCGCTCTTTTTCTTCAGTCAGGTCAGGGAACAGCACACAGGGAACGGTCAGCCAGCCCAGGTCTTTGACCACCTGAAGCCTCTGATTCCCGCCGATTACGATATTCTTCCCGGTGCGGTTACTCAGAATCAATGGCCGGGCCTCCAGCAGATCGGGATTGTCCTCTATGCTTTTCTTCAGGATCTGGTACTGCGCGTCGCGCAGTATGCGCGGGTTGTTGGGGTGCTTTGTCAGCTTCGATACTTTGAAGCGCTCAACGGGGTGGATGACTTCAGACATAATATATATTATTTAATATTTCAAAGTTTTTATTTTTCATAAACATTTTTAAGATTCATTCCAAAATTATTTATTTTTTCAATTTTATCAAAATTTAAATTAGGTTTTCTAATTAATTTTTGTTTAAAATGCTTTTTCCAATCAACAAAATGATGAGGCCTATCAAATCTCATCACTGTTTTTACATATTGAGGCCACATTTCTTCTAAGCTTCTTGCTTTTAATATTTTTTTTTCTGTTGAATTTCCTTTATATAATTCATCTTGATTTCCTCCTTTCATTTTAGCTGTTGTACTTACTTTGTAACAAAAAACAGCCTTAAATAAAACTGTGCATAACCCATTATGCAAAACCTGCAAACAAAGATCTACATCTTCGTTGTATTTTAATCTCCAGCGATAAGGCATATCGTTTTTTATAAGCATTGCACTATAACAATGAGAATTTAATGAAAATGGTTTTTTAGTTTTTGGAACAACAAACATTTCGTAATCAAATGCAGATATTCCTATATTTATATAACGATCTGTAAATTCTTCAATTACAGACAATCCAGCTAATGGATCACAATTTATTCTATTTCCATTATTTAATCTTTTTATATTTCTTATATTGTCATCAAACAACCAGTGTCTATCGTAACCTTTTTCTATAGATAATTTCCAAGCATGATTTCTGGCTGGAAAAGACCCTAATCCCAAATTGCTAAATGGAAGTTCTAAAATATATTTTTCATTTAATGCTGAAGCATATTTATCATATTCTTGAGGCTCAACTAAAACTTTAAAATCTATTGATGAATCAATAAACATTTTTGCTGTTAAAGATGTGTCCCATCGTCCTTTTGACACTATAAATATAGGATATTTACTATTCCTCATCGATTATCTCGTAATAATAAGATTTTAAATCTTTTCTTTCTTGATATGGATATTTTGTAGACCATGATTTTTTTTGTTTTGAAAGAATTTCAATTTCATGTTTTATAACAAATTCAGATAAATCATTTTCAGATTCAAAATGTATCAATAATTTATAAGCATCATCTTCAGGATTAAATTCAGGCATTCCAACCCATTCTGAATTTTCATCACCTTCATTTATATCATTAAGTTTATTGTGATTACCCCAATCAGGTACACTTAATCCCCAATCATTCAAGCTGGTTGAATCCCAATCTTGCTGAAGTTTTTCCCAATCCCAATCCCCATTACTGACATTATCCCTGATCATTATTTCTTTTTCTTTTTCTTCAGAAATATCAGGGAATAAAACGCCTGGAATTGTTAGCCAGCCTAAATCTTTGACAACTTGAAAGCGCTGATTTCCTCCGATTATTGTCAGCTTTCCAGTTCTATCGCTCAAGATAACTGGCCTTGCCTCCAATAATTCAGGGTTGGATTCGATACTGTTTTTCAATGTCTGATAAGCAGAATCCTTCAAGATTCTTGGGTTGTTTGGATGCTTTCTAAGCTGAGATATTTTATATTGCTTTACTTGATGAATGACTTCAGACATAACAACTCTCCTTGCACTCCGCCCATCTGTAAGGATATTCCGGCGCATCCTGATTGACAGGCTTGCAGCTCTGAAGCATCAGCCACAGGGCAATCAACATTGCAATCTTGATCATCGGTCGCTGCCACTCCCCGTGATTTTTCCCTCTGACTTGCGGCGCGACAGCTTATCAAGATTAACCTGGGCCACGTCCCCCAGCATCAGACCGGCCTCGTGCGCGACCACAGCCACGTACCACAGCACGTCACCCAGTTCTTTCAGCAGCTTCTCTCGGCGCTGCTCTGTCAACTGGCCGCCGTCGTCGCGGATCATTTTCTTTATTAACTCGGAAACCTCCCCGGCCTCCCCGGTCAGACCGAGGGCAGGGTAGATTATATTCTGACCGATATTTGGGTACATAGCGGTCTCTAAAGCGTGTTTTTGGTATTGATTAAAGTGTTCCATGCCACGATTTTAACACTTTTATCGTTTTTTTAGCAAATTAAAAACCCCCGGTTGTGTTCCGGGGGTTGGGTTGGGAGGGTTGGTTAGGCCAGATAAGCCTCAACCAGTTCAACCAGTTCATCGCGGGTGAAGTCTGCCATAATCATGTCTTGGTTGGCGTATACAGCTTCGATTGCGTCATAAACTTTGTTCATAGCAACTTCATTACCCAGGAGTGCAGCGTTTACAATGTTCATTTCCATTTTTCTTAATTTCCTTTTTTTTAGTTTGGCTCAGCGCCTTGTATATTTATAATATATTATTCTTAATTATTTGTAAATAGGTAAATTAAAAATATTTCAAAAAAAATTAAAATCTCTGAATTTCAGGAAACTCCAGACAGAACACGCGCCAGATCTCAGGGAAGTATTTCTTCAGTTTATCAATGCGGCCCATGTTGATCGCGCTCGTGCCTATCGGTGGCCCGTTGCGGATCTCAAACCTGTTCTTATCGTACATCGCAGGGTACGGCAACTGATGCAGATCCAGGTATGCCCAGATTTCTTGCTTTGACCACCAGCCCACGGGTGAACACCGCCAGCGCCCGTCGTTCATCTGAAACAGCAGGCTTTTGCTCGACAACATGATCTTACGGTGCTTACCCTCGTCTCCAGCTCCACGCAGGCCCCAGATGGTGCAGGCCATGTCGTTCTGTTGCTCCCACCGTGCTATCGGGTCATACATCAGGGCTTTGTTCAGGGCCTTGTCTTCTTTGGAACTCATGGCCGATGACATCGGGATTCCGTGCCTGCGATACCAGTCGTACAGCGTGATGTCTGGCTGGATCTCTGTCAGATCCATGCCGCTCGATACCATCAGGTCTTTGAGTGCCAGACAGTCCGGCCATTCTGCCAGCGGCCCCTGATTCAACCACGCCGCAGGGATTGGGGCCACGCTCTGGGCCAGATGCCACGTCACCAGCGAATCCACACCAAATGACACAGCCACGTAGCACCGGCCCCCGGTCAGGCGCATGGCCTCGTCTATCACAGCTCTGGCGGCCTCTGCTTTGCGCTCGATGCGGGTGCGATAGGCAAGGGCCTGCGCGCGCTTTCCATAGGCAATCTGGCCTGTTATGCCGTAATCAGACCAATCCACCATCAGCCAACGAACAAGCCACAGCCAAAGTGCCTGCGGCCTCCTATGCCCTCGTTCTGAAGCCTGAGCGAATCGGTTGGGGACAGGCCCGAGACCGTCGCGGCGTAGCCCACTACGTTGAAGCCCTTGATATTCAGCGTCCTTCGCACGAACGGGTCTTTGCCATTCAGCGGGCCTTTGCGCGGCACAAGCGCTG